GGCGGCGGATTCGTTCGCCGGGAACGTCACCGGGGACGACTCCCAGAACTTCACCTCAGTAATCACCCGCACATCGGACGCCTTGACGCCGGGGAGTTGTGAGAGGTCAATCGGGTCATCGTCGGCAGCAGAGCGATCCTTGACCGTCTGGAACCCGAACGACATGCCGAACGGAACCCCGAACCGCATCCGGGCGAGGAAGGTCGAACCTTCAGCGCCGTCGTCTGCGATGCCGACGTTCACGTACAGGCCGGTCTTGTCTTCCTTCAGGGCGAGGTGCTTGCCAATGGGGGCGTTGGTGTCGTGATTCCACAGAACCGGGATGCGCTCGGCGCGTTCCTTGATCGACTTCTTGAACGCGCCGGGGGCCATCGCGGTGGCGTAGCTATCGGCCGCCCACCATGTGGAGGCATAGCCCTCGAAGCCGGCCGGGTTGTCGTCGCCGGTGGCTCGGAAGTCGAACGCGGTTCGGTATTGGATGTCCGGCATCTGCATGGCCTTAAACGAAAAGGGCCGCCACTTGAACCCGTTTCCGGGTCCACAGTGACGGCACAAGCAGCGTCCACTCGGTTGTCTATGCAGATGTTAGCAGATTACTGTCGTCTGTGCGCGTTATGGCGTCTCGTCGGTGACCTCGTTGACGATGAAGCCTTTGACGAATCGACCGACCGACGTTCCCGAGGTGGCGCGCGCCAGCACTTTGTAGCGGCCGGGGGTGTCCGGCATCTGGAACACCAGCCGGAACGACGTGCCCACCTTGGTCGCCGCCACCGCTGTTTCAACGATGGTCCCGAACCGATCGACAATGGCGAACGTGACATCAACCTCGTCAAGGTCGATGCTATCCCCCACGTACTCGGGGGCCAGATCGTGCAGCCAGATACTGCCGGTCATTTCGGGATAAAGCAGGTCACTCATCAGTCAATCTCCAATCTGCCGGTTAGTTCCGGTTCAATGTCCATGTCGGCAGTGAAGTACGGCTCGATCACCAGCCGCCCGGTCATGTACGCATCGATCGCCACGGTTCCGGTCAGGGTCAGGGTGGGCGCGGTCACAACGCCCGTAGCCGCCACGCTGTACGTGGTCAACGTGAGCAGCGCGGGGTTGGTCGCCGCCGTCGCCCCCGCCGTTGCCGTGACCATCTGGCTAGCCAGGGTGAAGATCGCCGTGGTCGTGGTGGCCGTTTCGTTGCGCTGGCCCGTCGCGGTAACGCTATACCCGGTGAGCGTGAGCAGGGCCGGTTCGGTGATCGCGGTTGCTCCCGCCGTCACCGTCACGGTTTGGGTGGTCAGGTCGAACGTGGCGGTGGTCGTGGTCGCCGTGGCTCCGGTGCCACCCGTGACCGTGACACTCTGGCCGGTGAGTTCCAGCAATGCCGGTGACGTGATCGCCGTTGCGCCAGCGGTCACCGTCACCGATTGCCCGGTGAGATCGAACGTGGCCGTGGTCGTGCTGACGGCAACCCCCGCCGATGCCGTCACGCTGTACGTGGTGAGGTCGAAGAGCGCGGTCGTGGTGACGGCGGTGGCATCGCCGGTCGATGTATCCCCGTAGAGTTCCTCGCCGTACAGGATTTCCCCGTAAGTAGACGCCATCGCTACCGCTCGATCTCATCCGGCTTCACGCGAAGCACCAGCTTCTTGATGATGACCGTGAGGTTGACGATGGGACGGCAGCAGCAGCCGCACACGGTCGCCGAGCCGTAGGTGGATTGCCCGTACTTGACCGTGCCGTACTTCGCCATCGGTGCCCCCTTAGTGCGATATCTGGAAAAGGAAGTACGGACACTTGTTGTCGAGTCCATGCGTAGCGCTGGTCAGGTCAGACGGAATCGCAGAGCCAATGCCGGTTTCTTCGATCTCGAATGACAGGCATGGGCCCTCGTATGGTTCCGTTGGGATAGGTCCGCTAAACCCGGTCGGACTGACCGCAAGAAACGGAAGGCTGATGTCCACGTTCGACGCAATCACAATGAAGTACCACCCAGCCGCAAGTTCATCGGTGGCGGCAACGCTCGTCTCGTAAAAGCTCGAACCGTTATTCGTGTCGGGAATCGTTGCGGTGCCTAAGTCGTCAATCTTGACACCCGCGCCCGCTGATACGCTCGGCATGTGAAGCGCGAACCTCACTGTAGCGTTGGACGCAGGCGCGTATGGGGTCTGAATACTGACCTTCGCAATTTTGCACGGCTCATAGAGCCGGATCGGGACGGCATACGCAATGTCACCCCCGACCACAACCTCGTTTTCATCTTCAGCATATGACCCGCCGATGGCACTCGCAGGGCTGTACCAGAGCGTTTCAGACATCGGGAACGTCGCGCCGCCGCCGCTGGGAAGCGCGTCAACGATGTCCGCGATCTCCTGTACCGCGCTCTGCAAGCCGTTGACATCGGCGGCCATGATGGTGTCAACGTTGTCAACCTTGGTCGTAAAGCCATACGTCGGGAATGACATAGCTACCCCTCACAGACTACTGATGAAGGTCGAACGCGAACACGCCGAGGGCGTTGATCGTCGCTGCCAATGCCCCGGCGCTCGGAGATATGTCGCCGTCAAGCGTGCAAGACATGACCAGGAAATTGGCCGCCGAACTCGCGGGCGTCTTGTCCACGATGTGCAGGTTGCGGATACCAGTCGCCGTGACGGTCGCCACGTTCACGTCGCCGAGGTCGAACGTGATCACGCCGCCCGATAGCGTGATGGTCGCTCCGGTCAACGCCACGCCCGCGCTGGACAGGTTCGTGCCGCTGACGATGTTGGTCAGATCGGCCTCGAAGTCATGGGTCGCCAGATTCGGCGTGTAGCTTGAACTGGTGAACATCATGTACAGGTTGGCGTTGCTGTGCAGGTTAGGGCCGGTGCCCTTGAAGAACTTCTCGAAGGTGAGGTCGTGCGCCTCCCATTGGCCGGTCGCCATGATTCATTCGCCTTTCTGTCTATCGCGATCCGGGCCAGTCGCCCGCGATCAATCCCAATTACTTAGGACAGGTAAGATTGCCATGCTGCCGTTCGGGTGCTCTGCGTAGATATGGCGTTGTGCTTGTGCGAGTGGAACCACCAAACCATTCCGGCCAGCACAGGTAAGGCCATCAGAACCAGGGTCCGTATCATGGAGGGGATTGTCAGCAATCTCGACTTGGGTTACCCCACGTTTGGCGTACCCTTCCACTGAAGCATTTGAATAAGCGACCATGCTTTCAGTACGCGCGATCGTTCGCGATCGCCCTGAATAAACTTCCTCATAGAGTCCTTCCAGCCGTGCCGACAGATCGTCGATGCTGGTGCCCTCGGCCAGTGCTTCGTTCACCACCCGCTGAATGTCGGCTTTGGTGGTTTCGGTGATCCCGACCACCCGCGATCCGATCTCGTCGCGCACGGTATCGACCCACTGGTTCGCCAGGTCGAACGGGTCCACGGCGGTCATGCCGTCGTCCATTGGCAGCAGGGTGACGACATCGCCCATCGCCTGTTCCCCGACCTGCCCCCACAGTTCACCGATCAGCCGGTCGAGGTCATCGAGTTCAAAGTCCCAGTCGATGTCGTCAACCTTCAACGCTTCACGGGTCAACAGCAACGGACCATGTGACCGCTGCCCAATCAGCGCATCGAGTACGCGTACCTTCTGGCGCTGGAAGTAGCGATCGATCTCGGGTGCCCATCGCCGCTCTCCCCGTTCGTAGACGTGCAGGGATCGCCGCTGCAGGGCGTCCCGGCGTTCAATGGGCAATCGGCCACGATGCTCGGTTCCAGCGGTCAGGGCGCGTTCTGTGGCCGCTGGGATGGCTCGTGGCGGAACGCTCTGGCCGACCGGCACTTCGATCACGCTGAACGGCATCAGGTACACGTCGTCCGCTGGCTCGACGGGCAGTCCGACCGATCGCCGGTAATCGGCGCGGCTGATCGCCCCAGCCTTCAACGCCTCGAGATCGTGGGTGCGTTTGGTCTGCTGATCTTCCTGCAGCGCGTCAATCCCGCTGATGTCGAACTCCATGTGCGTGTCGCCACGGCTATCGAGTTCAGGCAGCAAGGATCGGGTGAGCACGTCGTCAATGCGTGCCCACAGTTTCTGCACGGTGTCCTGGTAGAACGAGGTCCGTGCTTCGCCGTAGTTGCTGAACGTGTTGCGTTCCTGCGCGAACCGCTGCCCCACCATCGAGCCGGGAATCCCGAACGCTTGCAGAATCGCGATCTCGGACACGTCGCGCAGATCGATGTAGGCGAGTTCGTTGTAATCGAACGACAGGCGTTGAATGCCGGTGATCGAATCAAGGATCAGGGGATCGGTACTGTTGATCGCCTCGTTCCACCGTTGTTTCAGCACATCGGCGTCATCCTGGTTGACATCGGCTTCCGGGTTCAGCAGCAGCCCGTAGACCGGCAGAGCGCCGTGATCGAAGAACGCTTTGAGGTAATCCTGCATGGTGTTCAGCAGGGACCATTCCCGCATGGCCACCTCGAGCGGGCCGATGCCGCGGGGGTCGCCGTCTCCGAGTTCCGCGAACGACACAACGATGATGTCGTCCGCCTCGATCAGCACGGGGTCGTTGCCGGGAATGCGGTACTCCCAGTCGTGGGCGTCGTTGTTGCGTGGGATCGGCTTCAACCACTCCGACCGCAACGGCCAGAGTTGTATCGGGCGTCCCGCGCTGGTGCGCTCGATCTCCATGGCCCCGAACCCATAGATGCACATGCGCACCATCAGGTTGTACATGAGCTTCGATTCGCCCATGAGCGGGTTCGGGCGGGTGAGCAGTTGGCGTAACGGGTGATCGGGGAGTGTTTCCTGCTGCCCGTCCCGATCGCGGTAGACACGCACCGGCGCTTCACCGACGGCCGAGGCCAGCAGATTGACGCACCGGAAGATCAGGGTCAGTTTCTGGTACGCCTGCTGGTTGAAGTTCTCCGGCGTCATGCGGGGCCATTGCGGTCGTCCCACGGTGTGACTGACGTGCAGGGCGGCGTTCGCCTCACGCAGTTCAAGCGGGTGCATTGATGCACGGGCCATGGTCGCCGGTTCCGGGCGCTTGGGGTGCGTGTTGAATGTCAGGAAGTCCCACAGGCCCATCAGAGAATCCTTACCTTTTTGGGCGTCCGATAGAGCCATGAAGCCAGATACCTTAAGGCGTCGGCGTAATGGAAGCTGGCCTTGTCCTCGATCGCTTCGGTCGGGTCGCCGTTGGTGTCGAGCACCCGGCTGTAGGTGTTGATCTGATCGATCAGCCCGGCACAGGACCGGAACACGAACAGTTCGTTCCGTTGAATCGCGCCGTACACGCGATTGATCCCGACCTCCACTTCCTTCACGTCCGGTTCACTGATCGGATATCCGGCGTACCTGAACTCTTGCCGCCATTGGCCTTCACTGTGGGAGCCACCGACCACCTTGAGCGGCCGGCCGTGCTTGCCTTCCCATGCGATCGCGTGCTGTTTTGCCGTGCGACCACCGGCCAGGTATTCGGCGTAGACGTAGTAACGATGAATTGGCAATATCCTGCCCTCATCGTTATCGATGAACCCCTCCGGTACTGGGTTTTTTGCCAACCACAGACCGGCCGTGTTGACGCCGCCGAAGTCCGCGCCCTGATAGCGCGGCCACTCGGACGGGATAGCGAAGTCGTCCACGATGTGAACGGCGGGATCGAAGCAATCGTAGATCAGCCCGGCCGGGCGTTGGAATCGCCCGAGGTAGAACATCTCGTATTTCCACCGGGGCAGGTCGTGTTCAGCCCGTTCCAGTTCAGCCTGTGGGAAGCGCGGGTTCGCGGTCGATGGGAAGTTGATAACGTCGATGGTCGGGTGATTCTGCTTTGCCGCCACCCACGGATCGTGAAACGCCTGTTTCAGCCAGCCGAGGTCATACGGGGTGGTGGTGATGAGCGCCCGGCCTTCGTTGATGGAGAGGCGACGTTGGATCGCTTCCCACGATGCCCGCTTGAACGACTTCTGGCCGGCCTCATCCAACCACGCCGCTTTCGCCGTCATTGATTCCAACGACTCAGGATCAGCCGCATAGCCGAAGTAGATCGTAGTCGGGTTCGGTTGCGACTCGCCCCAAAGCCTGCGTTCGCCCGCTTCCGACAGGGTGAACTTGCGCACCGGCGACGACTGATAGATGCCGAGATGCAGGTAGGTTTCAAACAAGCGCCGAAACTCCGGTAGCGCCTTGACCTCGAGCAGCGGGAACGTTGGGGTAACGACCAGGTAGTCACCCGGTCCCTTGCGGATCATCTCCTGTAGCAGCCAGTGCGGGCCGTAGGATGTTTTCCCGGATTGTGTGCCCGCCAGCACCACAACGTTGCGCTTCTCGGACGTATGCGCCCGCCACTGGCCTTCGTGGAAGTAGCGATCAAGCCCACCATCGGGGGCGATCACGGCCAATTCAGGCGGGGGTGCAACCACGGCCGCGACCACTAGTCGTCACCTTTGGGTGCATGGTCACGAATCACGGACACCACGAGCGGCCCACCATCGGCGCCCTCGATCTGCTGCACGGTGCGACCGTAGGACGACGGATAGCGGCGTTCCATCTTCCACGCGGCCGCTTGCCACGCGCCGTCATTGGCCGCCTTCTCGATCTTGGTCAACCATCCAACGGCGGCATCACCCTCTGCCTTTTCTATAGCGTCCAAAAACGGCAAATGTTCCTTCTTCGGGATGCCGCCTTCTCCGTTCATCCAGTTCTGGAATGTGCTGTAGTTGATCCCGGCGTACTTGCAGGCAAGATCATAGGTAGCGCCCATGCGGATCGCATCGGTGAGCTTCTTGATCGTCTCCGGCGTGAACTTGGTCGGTCGCGCCATTACAGCCCCGCCTCTTGGAGCGCCGGGGTCAGATTCGCACTGCCCTCTTCCTCGTGGAACGTGGTCGCATCGCTGTCAATGCTTCCGGCGCGTACTGGTTGTCGTTTGGGGTATGGCTTGGCAAGCGGCGCGATCTGTTCGCGCATGGCGTCATCGAGTGGCATCAGATAGCGATACTTGCCCTTCTGGGGAATCTTGGTACAGTCGG